AGAAACGCAGCCATAGCTTCGAGTGCCTGTGCTGCCTGCTTCTTACTGGAGAACTCGTTGTCATTGATAGTGACAGAGCCATCAGAGGACACAGAAAACTTAAAGCATTCTCCTCCCCAGAATGAGGCAGGTAATCCGTCAACCTCTACTTCAAACACAGACTCTACTGGTGATACCTTCACATTAAACTTAGGTGTAGGTGCTGTTAATTTCTTTGTTGTCATCTTCTTTCCTTTCTTAGAGAACATCGTCAGCGGTTTCAACGGCATCAGATCCTTCGTAGACTACTAGATCTGTGACGATTAGCTTGTTAATCCCAATTCCTACACCCTTCTTGCCTTTGTATGAATACTCATAAGGCTTGAGCAGTGCAATCCCTTTAGACCCGTTACCAACCTTAGCTGTGATAGCGTTACCGTTGCTGTCCTCAGTCTTGATAGGATAGTTTACAGACTTAGCTGTAATGTACTGTCCCTTCTCAGGCTGGCCTTCTTTGGTAAGAACATTCACACCCATGCTCGATAGAGCACCTACAGCACTTTTGGTAAGGTTACAGAGGTCTACCTGGTACTTCCCTGATAGCTGATTAGGCGTATCCAAGAAAGCCCACATAATCTCTGCCTGTACTTTAAGTGGTTTCAATTCCATTTACATCTCCTTTTCTAAGTTACAAGTAATATTATAGCACATCAGTGGAAATTGTCAACATCCTTTGGATCAGATTTCATATCCTGAAACATCGCCATCATATAGGCAGTGCTGAAGATACTCTTTAGCTCCTCCATGTTCTGAACCGATGTCTGCATATTGATAGTCTTGTCCTTCTTTATGTTGATAAAGACTACATCTTCCATGTCTTTCCAAAAACCATCTTCAAAGTCTAGTGGGTTTGTGCCCATGTTGTTCCTTTCTTGTATTCACCGTCTAGTGGGCAGCGAAGACCTAAGACTTCTCCTGCTTCCTTGATACTGCTTACTGCTAACTTACCTACTGCATCTGCATCTTCCTGACTGCATTCGATCTGCCACTCGTCATGAACATTAGCTACGAAGTTGGCATTAAGTTTCTGCTGCTGAATCTTACTGTTTAGTATAACCAAACCTTGCTTCATCACTATTGCACCAGCACTCTGCAGGAGTGTGTTAAGTGCTGCGTGTGCGGAACGAACTTGTAGTTTCCTACCGTCCAGACCTGGTAGCGTCCCTTGTTCTGATAGGCGTTCAACCTTTTCTCTAAGACTCTTGAGAGCAGGAGTGTTGCGAAGAAAATTACTGATGAGTTCCTGACCATCTTTTGCCGAACCACCAACAATCTTCCCGATTTTGGCAGGCCCTGCACCATATAGTAGGGCATAAATAAATGTTTTGGCTTGTGCCCTTGTTTCCAAACCAGCAGCGAGTTGGTTTTTCGTGTGTACATCGCCTTCAACGATTTCTTTTGCATAGCTTTCATCCTTCATATAGTGTGCCAACATACGAAGCTCTAAGGAGGCCGCATCAGCACCTACTAAGACATTACCATCATCCACTGTCCAGCAATCCCTACACTCGTGCCCCCAAGGACTACTGCTACTAGGAACCTGTGCCATGTTAGGGCTGTGGTGTGTCATCCGTCCCGTGACTGCCCCGTTGGTGATGACCTTACCGTGAACCCTGCGCTCGTCAGATACAAACTCAAGCCATGATTCAACCTGAGCCACCCGTTTCTGAATGAGTAAGTACTCTGCGATCCTCTTTGCCTCTGGAATATCAACTCCGTCAAGAACTGATTCGTCAACAATTACAGCTCCTTTCTCAGTGTGCTTAGTAGGTTTCCAGCCCTTCTCAATCAACCGCTTTGCTATCTGCTGGCGTGAACCAGGATTAAATACCTCAACATCGTCCTTCAACTGCTTGCCTGTCTTCTCACTAAACCTCTGAGTGATAATGGGTGGGAAAATGGTTTGCAGCTCCTCTTCAATGTCAGACAGTCTACGCTTCCATTGTCCAAGCAGGCACTGGGCTTTCACAGTATCAAGTTTAAAGCCATGCTTCTCCTGCTTAGCAACGATAGCCTGCACCTTATGCTCTAACTCGATGGACTGCTCAGAGAATCCACGCAGCTCTTGCGTCAGATACAGGTACAACTCACCACAGATTGTCACATCTTCTTGACAGTACTCAATCATCTTATCTGTCAGGCCGCCCTCGAAATCTTCGTATTCCTTCTTGGTTCGGTTTACTAGCTTTGCGAGATTGGCTAGACTGTGACCACCCTCTCTTGACGGGCTTGAGAGTCTTGACATAACCAGTGTGTCCCGTACTTGGCTCAGTCTGATCGAAGTCTTCCATAGTCTGTTTAGGACGGGGTAGTCGAATGATATTCCGTTGTGGGCGATTATCAGTTTGGCCTGCTGAATAAACTTGTTGAAGTCTTGTGCGCTTGTCCATGTCTTTACTTCTTTAGTGTCAATGTCATAGGTACAGCATACCCAAATACAGTCATGCTTTAGATTAGTTTCGATATCCAGTGCAACTCTCATGTAGGTAGATTCCATTTCCTATTGTGTTAAATATTTTATCATACTTTAGAAGTTTTAGCAAGTTATCAAAGTATCCTACTTTCCCGTCATTCTCCACACAGATGATCTTAGGTCTACCCAACATCGTCTGAAGCACTGGGTAGTCCAGCCCTTCTATGTCTATACACAATAAATCAGGGACACCATACTGAGCATACAAATTATCTAAAGTTACAACCTTTATTGGTACTACCTTATTTAGCTTGAACTCAGGGTGCAGCTTAATAAACTGAAGCACTGTATCGTAGTCAAAGCTGTTCCTGCCTGAGAAATCATCTACCATAAAGAACTCCAGCTCACCAGCCACAGGCCCTACTCCCACATTCAGTATCGTATCCCTACCACGATGCCTGTTGAAAGCCTCTATGTGGTTTGGGTTTGCCTCCACACAGATCCCTGAGTGTCCACGTTCGTACAATAAGGCAGTGTTACTGATATTGAAAGGATGGTGTGCCCCAACATCGAAGTAGCTGCCCTTGTCAATACCCAACTTATAAAAAACATTCAGTAGGATTAAGTCTTCTCCGAACTGCGAGTAGGTCTTATCCCCGAATGCCTGATCAGGATGACTCATAGTTCCTCCATCATAGTCTCGCTCATGCGGCCTGTAATCCGATCATAGTAGAGACCACAGGCAGGGCCAGTCAGTCCACTGAATCGGTTCTTAAGCACCCGAACCCTGGTTGTATGCCGCTCCTTAAGATCCTCAGCCTGTCCGTTACGCTCTAGACCCAGCACCATATCCGACAACTGACCAATCGATCCTGAGCCTCGTAGAGCAGACAGAGAGGTACTTGCGCCTTCCTCGTGTCCCTTACCATCAGGACGCTTCAGGTGAGAGACGCAGAACAGTGCTATGCCAGTCTCCTGAACCACCATTCGCAGCTTGGTCATGATCTCGTCTAGGGCTTTTCGCTCGTCACCATTGTCTTGTGCAGATACCACGATACTAACGTGATCAAGAAAAATATACTTGCAATCAAGAGCCTTAGCCATGAAACGAACCCGTGTGATAATGTTGTCGATTGCAGTAGAGCCAAAGTGATCAAAAAGATACACACGACCAGTGCCCAGTGTAGCGTCAAAAGAATCTCGTAGTTCTTCATTAGTAACCTCGATGTCAGGTAGGTGCAGCGGCTTGTTAGCGTGTAGACTCATCAGACTCTTAGCAGTGCGCTTGACAGACTCTTCCAAGAATAGCAGACCAATGTTGTCCTGAGTGTTATTGATGATATGGTACACAATCTCACGCAAGAACTGAGACTTACCTAGCCCTGAGCCAGCCGTTATAGTCACCATCTCTCCAGCCCTGATACCGTAGGTTAGGTCATTTAACCCACCAAAGGGGTAGTTTACGTCAGACTTTTCCACTGGTTGATTCACCAAATCCCACAATCCTGAACCATCGATGATTCCATCAGGTGTGAACCGTTCAGCCCTCCACCACAGATCTACGAAGTCTTTTTCCTTGTTCTCTTGCGCGTACTCACAGGAGTCTTTAATACCTGTGCGTCCTTTAAATATCTTGGCTTTAGTTCCAAGGATTTCAGCAACTGCATTAGCCGCTCCTCTACCCGCATCATCGTTGTCAAAACAAATGACGATGTTCTCGAAGGAGTCGAGCCACTCATAATTCGCTTTAATATCTTGGACTGCGTTGCCTGCGCCATTCCTAACAGAAACCACAGGATACTTAGAACCCAGCATCTGATATGCCGCCGCAGCATCGAACTCGCCCTCAGTAATCGTGACATATTTGCCTCCCTTGTTAAACAACTGCTGACCGAACAGTCCACCTTTGTTCCAGTCACCCTCGATGCTGAATCGCTTGTCTTCCATGTTCCTGCGCTTGAAAGCCACCAGGGTCTCTTCCTCGTTGTAGTACGGGAAATAGTAGTAGCCATCCTTGTTACCGATGCCATAGGTCTGACAGGTAGACCGAGTTAAGTTACGGTCTATCACCTGCTCATATGACAGATCATGCACATTAGTCACTTTAGTATTCACCTTAGTTAGTTTCTGCACTGGTTCCTCTGAGTTAGGACTGCGTCTCGCTTTACCACAACTAAAGCACCTAGTGCCCCATGAGTAGTAGGTCAGTGCATCACTACTCCCACAATCAGGACAAGGCTGGTGTGCCTTTAACTGTTCAGCCACTTGTTACTCCTTTCATTTTTTCCTTCTCCATTAATTGTATCACATCTGCTAGCACTTTAGCAAGCCCCTCCTGTAAGGACAGATTAGCCACAGAGGACACAGTGAACCAGTAGTGTGCTTCTTCCTGCATCTCAGCCATGTATCGTTGTTCATCGTCATTCATACTAAATAGTCCTTTAAGTAGTTAACTAGTTATTAAAGTAGTTATTAATAATAATTATCTTTTAAGTAATAAATAATAAATACTACTTAGATTCTTAATAATACTAAATAGAGATTGTAGCATACTTAAAAGTCCTTGTCAAGATCTAGTCCACAATGAGAATCGTTCTCATCTGAGTAGTCTTCCTCATGTGCTAAGTCAGACCTTTCAATGGTTTGTAAATCTTCACTGACACTATTAAAACATCCGTTACACAGGTCAATAAACTCGCCTGTATTAGCAGACTTCCGAGTAGCCTCATAGTCACTGAGGTTTTTATTGCAGCTTAAGCATCTCATTTTCCGTCATCTCCATAAAGTTTGTTTAGTCTGTCCCTACATTGTACCATGATTCTGTCCTTCTCAGGGTCAGGTACTAGCGACCAGTCCAGGATCTCGTCTAAGCGCCTCCCGCACCCGTAGCATATACCCCACCCCTCGACCACCTGACAGATGCCCACACAGGGCGTTTTAGGGCTTCTCAGAGGCATTATTGTTCCTCTCGTTGATCAGTTCAAAGTTTAACTTGGTGAGTAACTCGTTAGTGTTCCTGAGTTCCTCCTCTAGTCTCTCTGTCCTAGCCCTGAGCATAAAGTTCTCACGCTCCAATTCCGACACCATGTCGGGCAGTTCCACCTCATAAGGTACACCCGAAACTTTCACCATTTATTTGTCCTCCCAATATGACCGAAGAAAGCCGAAGATAATAGAAAATAGCATCAATAGCAAGAAGTTAATCATGCCCCGTCCTTCCATGCCAACCACGCCAACCCGATATTAGACGCACAATAACCGAACCACACTATCGACATTGGCGCATTCCCGAGCAGGGCATACCGAATCCCAATAGCCCCATAGATTAACATCACCACTAAGATCAACGGGGTAGCCATTAGAAGTCCCTCGGCTTATAGTTCTTAGCCTTCTCAATCAATGCCTTGCTGTGTAGCCCGATCAAGAAATCCAAGTCCTTAAACACTGCCCCTAGGTTAGTCTTAGTCCTAGCGTGCATCATATGATAGAGAATATACAATTCGTCTGTCTTCATATCGTCTATCACTTCCTGCAGTTCAGACACCTTATCCTCTAAAGCCTCTACTGCGCTGTAATCGATAGTGTTCTGATCCGCATCGTTCCAGTCATCGTAATTATATTCTTGCATGGTCTAGCCCCTTATCTAATGGTTAACTGGTCAAAAGAATCCATAGACTCACTAAAATAAGTGTTCCTCAGTAAGTCTAACTCATACCGCTTTTGCATTTCTGCCTTGACTATAGCGTAAGCAAATTCAACCATATCGTCAGACTTGCCGTACCAGTTGTTAAAATCAGACAGATCCAGCCTCTCGTCCACTATGTCAAGTACTTCCTCATTCGTTAATAGCATTTTTAATTCTCCCATAATTTACAGTTAAAAGACATAACCCCAACCACAGCCCCATTATGCAACACTTTAGGGTTGATCCAATTGCCTGAGCCTATAAAGTTTTCAGTCTGAAAATCTTGTACTAATGACTGAAGACCCTCCATGCTTTCGGATTCTAGCACAGTAGTCGGGACACCCATTAATGGCTTGTCAGGATCTTGGAATCTGTCAGGGTTTCCGCAGGTTTTAATTGTGATTGAATACATTATTGCCCCTCCTTTTTAAAATTCCACATAACCGAATCTTTTAAGTCTTCGATATACCTAGCGACATCACTCGCAGGGAAATGCTCGAATGGTGACCATATATAAATATCTTTATCGATTAGGTCATTGTCGCTATCGTTTAATAGAGCCTCGATTACCTCATCATAAGACATACTATCGGGCGAGTTAGAGAGAAAATTAGCAAGTGCGATATTCTCTGCTTTTGTTTGAATCTCTTCGTTAGTCATTATTTAATCTCCATTGAATCAATCCCTAGATCCTCTGAAATGTAAGCCATTGCGGAACACAATTCAGACCATTGATCGTCATATTCTGAAACGCCTTCGGGTATTCCATGCTCCCTGTAAAAGTGTAAAGCATTCCATATCAATGACAAATTCCCCCCCATGTCATAAGCATTCATTGTAATCCCCTTAATCATTCTAGTACTTCCTCTTCGTATGAACCCATAAACTTCATCTCACAATCACCTTGAAGGAACCTATCCCAAAATTCAGCGTCAATTTGTGGATTGGGTTCGTCAACTTCGGTAGACATGACCACCACTCCGTCAGGAGCGTCAAGGTATTCCATGTCTAATAAAACAAACTTATACATTTTCATAGTTTAACCCCATAAAGTAGATAAAGTTAGAGAAAAGAAAAACAAGGTAAAAGCGATGGATAAGTTTAGCATTTTAGTCTAGATCCCACGGTTTAAAAATCATGATAACACCGGCACAGCCCAGCAATAAGACAGCGATACTTGCATATTCCCACATTGTCATGATTAATCCTCCAATACCATGTGCTCTGCTATCTCATGCCAATTTACATTGGACAGAAAGGCTAGAGCATAGTCTAAAGCAAGTCCGTCTGCCTGTTCCTCAATGACTGACTCGACATAGTCACGGCACTCTTCAGGTGTCTTATAATACTCTCCTGCTCCGTCATCAAAGAATTCAAGATTGACTCTCCAAGTGGCGTAGTTTGTCCAACCATTGTGCTTTTCCATTTTTTATGCTCCTTTGATTGATAGAATTTTAATAACCTTAGACATCTTTTTCCCATGTGCCGGATAAGATACTAATGGAACTTCTTTAGAATAGCAAGCGCGGCAACCATTGCACCTGCCCTCATGCTCGTAAGCCTTGCATAAAAACCCTTTAGCCTGAGAAGGATCAGGAACAATGACTGAGCCATGTTCCGAAGTATATTCGCCCATGACGCTATCAGAGGAAAAGCGAACCATAACATTAGGGAGAGACTGCATCTTATCCAGTACAGCCTGAAACTTAGCAAATTTCCTCATGCGAGTAGGGAGCCAATGCTTTACCCACGGTGTCTGCTCCATAACTGAGAGGATCTTCTCCGCTAGTCCTAAAGAATACATATCGCCCGAGTCGAACCAACGGAAGTATCGTTGAGACTCTAAAGCATTGATCATGCGCTCTTCCCAATCGCTAGCCTTCCAGTCTTCCTGATTTTCTAGCCTTGGCGCCTTGACATTAGAGAAGCGATAATTGCCTGTGGTGGCGTAACAGCCTGAGCAAGCGGCTACTAGTTCGCCGTTATCGCCTATTGAACCAGGACAAGTGTCGAGTGCCTGAAGTGACCAGGACAGAATCCCGTCAAGTTTAGAAGTTTTAGAGAGTTTTAGCATTTTAGATTTTCCTATTAAGTGATTAATCGAATATTACAGCCTGAGAGTCTAACTTGTAAACCGCTTGAATTTTAGTTCCTGCCTTGTTTACCCCATAATCTAGAATCTTGCCGTCTACAATTGCGAAGACATGACCGCGCTGCTTCACAATATAACGCCCAGTCTTAAGGCTTGGCAAGAGATTCTCAAGGGTTATCCCAGCCAATGCCGGAACCGTTTTTATCTCTTGCTTGATATACCTTGCGCCCTTAGTTGTCCCGTAAACTGCCTGAAGTTTAAAGCCTAAGCGAGTGTACACTGGATGCCATTGCTTGAAAAATAAACCCTTGCCGTTTTCTCTCCCAGCCCTTGCCATTATCTTATGGGCTAACTTATAAGGTAGTCCGGCTGCGTTGGCTAAAGCCCTGACAGTACAGTCGTTAGCCTCATTAATAAACCGCTCAACACCTTTACAATCGCTCGCAATAGTTCTCATGTTTAATCCTCTTGATTAGTTATTACAAGTGTTAGTCTACACCTAAAACGGATTAGTTCAAGTAAAAGTTACTAGGGAAAACCCTTATGTTGACTAACCTACTCAGGTATTGTTGTTTATTTACCACACTCTGTCTAGTGTTGCATAAATGAGACAAGGGCTATAGTGCACTGATATGGTGCATTATAGACTCTCCCTTCAGACTGTGGTATCTATACAACACTATGTAATTAAGAATCATTCTCATTAGCATCTGTTGCGTAAATACAACACTATTCATTTATGCGTATATCTGCATAGACGGGGGGAGGGGGTGTTGTGTAGTCTTAATTTTATGAGGACCCTACAACACAGATGAGAAGGCAAAATAGAACCCTATATATGGGCTAAATTGTCTATGAAATTACTAGATGTGGTAGTACTAGAAAGTCCTTATAAATCAATGACTTAGGTTTGTGCAGACCACCCTTGCAGATCTTAATTAAAAAGGACAGTGCTTATTCCTTCGTAATACCCAGAAGAGAGATGCCCTCTTAAGCCCTAAAGAGGGACAGAACAGTAGAAAAGACTTGACAAATCTCTAAAAATATGCTATAATATTCATGTAGTAGAAAAACAACAAGAACTAACTATATAGATCTGAGCAGTTGATCGCCTAAGAAGTTACTAGTAACAACTAGTCATCTAAGAAGGAATATTATTAATAATAATTACTAGTTACCTTCTAAACAGTTATATCCTACTACATACAAAAACAAATGATGTAAAACTATATAGAGGAGAATTTAGTGTCAAACACTGAACCTCTGTCTGATGTGTCTGTGTCCCCTTCAAAGAGGAAACGTGGCAGACCCCGTAAGGCAGACATTGAAGCCAAGAAGAATAGAAATGCTGTAGGAAGACCTCCTGGAGAGGCCGCTAGGATAAAAGAATTCTATGCTCGTTTACTGTCCACCAGCGGTGAGAAGGTAATTGAGACTGTCCTTCGTAAGGCGATGGATGATCAGGATAAGGATCAGGTTGCCTGTCTTAAGATGTGTATTGATAGGCTTTTGCCCCTAAGCCATTTTGAGAAGCAGGGACAGGGCAGGTCTAACGCAATACAGGTACAGATTGTTACCACTGGTACACCCCAGATAGCTGCAAGAGAAGCTGAACAGATTGACTATGAAGTGATAGACGTAGACCCCGAAGGGGCCTCTGAGGAGACCAATTAGTGGCAAACCTTAGAGTCGAACTACATCCTAAACAAACGGAAGTATTTAATGATAATCACCGTTTTAAAGTGGTTGCTGCAGGACGAAGATTTGGAAAGTCTCGTCTCGCTGCTTGGACCCTCATCATTGAAGGACTAAAAAGTAAAGAGAAGGATGTATTCTATGTTGCTCCGACTTTTCAGCAAGCTAAAGACATTATGTGGACGGTTCTTAAGGAACTTGGACATGAAGTTATCAAAACTGTCCACGAGAATACGGCGGTAATAACTCTAGTAAACGATAGGAAGATCTATCTAAAAGGGTCTGATAGACCAGATACGATGCGAGGTGTGGGTCTGGCGTATGTCGTGATTGACGAGTACGCTGACATGAAGCCCCAAGTGTTCGAGCAGATCCTTAGACCAGCACTGTCAGATGTAAAGGGTGGAGCACTGTTCATTGGAACCCCAAAGGGCAGGAATCACTTCTACGAGTTGTACCAGATGGCTCAGAGGGATGAAGATGAAGATTGGTCCTCGTTTCACTTTACTTCTTTTGATAACCCTCTACTCGATCCTAAAGAGATTGAGGCTGCAAAGAAGTCAATGTCTTCCTTCAGTTTTAGACAGGAATACCTTGCTAGTTTCGAAGCCGCTGCGTCAGACCTATTTAAGGATGAATGGATTAAGTATGTTGATTCTGATGATCTGCCTGATGACGGTGCTTATTACATCGCTGTTGATTTGGCTGGCTTTGAAGATGTAAGCAAGCAGGCTGGCAACAAGAGGAAGAATCTTGATGAGTCTGCTATAGCTGTGGTTAAGGTTTGTCAAGATGGTTGGTTTGTGGACACTATAGTGGCGGGTCGATGGGATATCAAAGAAACAGCTTTAAAAATATTAGACACAGCAAAAAGTTACGATGTCAGATTAATAGGCATAGAGCGGGGAATGGCAAAGAATGCCGTACTCCCGTACCTACAAGACTTGATGAGAAGGAAGAACTATTTCTTGTCAGTGATAGATCTGACTCATGGCAACAAGAAGAAGACGGACCGTATAGTATGGGCTTTACAGGGTCGCTTCGAACATGGAAGGATTAGTTTAGTTAGAGGCGAGTGGAATAAGCAGTTTGTGGATCAGCTTCTAAACTTCCCTAACCCACAGGTCCATGATGACTTAATTGATGCCTTAGCCTACATCGATCAGATCGGTATCACAGAGTTTATAGGCGTACTGGATGAAGAAGACGGCTGGGAGCCTTTAGATGAAATATCCGCTTACTAAAATATGTATTAGGTGCGCTTGTGAAAAACCACTTGAGTTATTTCACAAACACAAAGAAATGAAAGATGGAAGATTAAATAAATGCGCCGAGTGTGTTGTTATTAGTGTTGCTGAATGGAGAAATAAAAATCCAGATGCTCGAAAAAAAGAACATGCCAAAGTAAGAGCTAAAAAAGGTTTTCAAACAAGAGAAGAATATTTAACTAAAAAGAAATCAAATGCAAAAGGTAAAAAAGCATGTGCTTTAGAACATTCTCATAAACGTAGATTACAAATTGGTAAAGTAAAATTAACTGAGTTTGATGAGTTTGTTTTTACTGAAGCTGCTAGATTAAAAGAGTTAAGAAAAACAGCCACAAATATTGAATGGCACATTGACCACATTGTGCCAATAAACCATAAAAATGCTTGTGGGTTACATAATGCTTTTAATTTACAAGTTGTTCCTGCTTTATGGAATGTGAGAAAAGGAAACAGGAATATGAACAGATTTTTTGACATATCAGGATACTAGGAGAAAGCATGAATTACGATGTTCAACTATCAAAAGAAGAAGAGATGGTTCCTCTAAACTGGGACTTTCTGATCACTAACGAAGGTGTGTTTGAAGTTATCAAGGAAGAGCTAGATGCTCTGTCCCCTTATTGCATGATGAAGATTATCACTGCAGCCAAGGGTGAGGGCTTGAAAGATGCTCAGATCTTCAAACCTATGACCAAGGAAGTAGAAGTAGAGTACGAGGAATTAGAAGGCAGTGATCCATTTGGTGACTCCACTAAGGACTAAACATGGCTGATTTTAAAGAAGATCCTATTTCAGAAGCAGATCGTGCTCTAGTTGAGTACGTTACCACTCACTGCGATAGATGGCGTGAGTTTAAGGAAGTAAACTACGAGAAGAAGTGGGACGAGTACGAGCGTCTCTACTACGGTATCTGGTCTGATGAGGACAAGACCCGTGAGTCTGAGCGTTCTAAGATTGTGTCTCCTGCTATCCGTCAGGCGGTAGAGAATAAGACCTCAGAGATCATGGAAGCTACCACAGGTCGTGGTGAGTTCTTTGAGCTTCAGGACAATGCAATGGACGAGAATAATATGTCCGTTGATGTTGAGATGATTAAGTTACAACTCCACGAGGACATGAAGAAGACTAAGACCGATAAGGTTTGGTCTGAGGTGGATCGTAACGCTGAGGTCTATGGCCTTGGTATCGCTGAGATTCAGGTTAAGACACAGCTTGAGATGGTTCCTACCATGCAACCACTACCAGGTGGACAAGGTGCAGCTATCGGTGTCACTGAGACAGAGCGTGTGATTGTTCCTACCAAGTCAATTCATCCTCGTAACTTCCTCTGGGACCCTAACTCAGACACGATTGACGATGCTTTGGGTGTGGCTGTTGAGGAATACACTAGCCTATTTAAGGTCGTACAAGGGATTGAGAATGGGGTCTATCGGAAGGTTAATATTGGTCCTGAGTATAGTGATAATAGTCTTGAGCCAACACAGTTGGATACACTCTATGAAGAAGATAAGGTCCGTATCCTCCGTTATTACGGCTTAGTTCCTCGTGAGTTCTTAGAGACTGTAGAGAATAATGGTGCTGAGGTAGCGGTTCTGTTTCCTGAAGACAGCCAAGCAGCAGACTACCAAGATTTGGTAGAGGCTGTAATCGTTATCGGTAACAACCAGTACCTGTTGAAAGCTGAGGCTAATCCGTACATGATGAAGGATCGGCCTATTGTCACCTACACACCAGAGAAAGTCCCTGGTCGCTTAGTGGGTATCGGCACAGTTGAAAAGGGCTACAATATGCAAAAAGCTATTGACGCTCAACTCCGTAGTCATCTGGACTCTTTAGCACTGACTACGGCCCCTATGATGGCAGCAGACGCTACAAGGCTCCCTCGTGGTGTAAACTACAAGGTCCAGCCTGGAAAGACCCTGCTCACTAACGGTAATCCTAACGAGATCCTGTTCCCATTTAAGTTTGGATCTACAGACGCAGGCAACATCACCACCGCCCAGCAGTTTGAGGTGATGCTCCTTCAGGCTACAGGAACCCTAGATAGTCAGGCGATGACCCGCTCTGTGGCCCAAGGAGAGGCTGGTGGAGCTTCTATGTCCCTTGCTATGTCTTCTATCATCAAGAAGAATAAGCAGGCGCTTATGAACTTCCAAGATGACTTCTTGATCCCTCTGATTAAGAAGGTAGCCTACCGCTATATGCAGTATGACCCAGAACGTTACCCTAGCCGTGACTTCACCTTTGTCCCTGCCAGCACCCTTGGCATGGTAGCTAGGGAGTACGAGCAACAGCAGTTCATTGGGTTGCTCCAAACCCTTGGTCCTGACAGCCCTGTCCTGCCCTTGGTCTTAAAAGGCATCATCAAAGGCTCTAGCCTGTCCAACAAGGAAGAGCTTTCGGCTGCTTTGGACCAGATGAACCAGCCTGATCCAGCCCAACAACAGATGGTAATGGCCCAACAGGAGGCTCAAATTGGACTTCTACAGGCCCAGATCGCTGAACTGCAGGGTAGAGCACAGGAAAGTCAAGCCAACGCCCAGGAGAGCCTTGCAAAGGCCCAGAAAACCAGTGTTGAGACCCAGCTCATGCCTGAGAAGATGCGGATTGATGTGATTCAGGCTTCTTCGACTAACCTTTCCAACGAGACTACGGATGACTTCGAGCGCAGGCTCAAGCTTGCCAACATAATCCTGAAGGAACGGGAGCTAAAAACCAAGGAAAACATCGTAGAAGCACAAACTGGTAGAAAAGTACAGTAAATACTTGACAAAACTCTAAAGTTGTGGTATAATTAATACATTGTTGTAGAAATACAACACAGTCCTTATAAGGAGAAACTGTGGACAAAGAATTACAAGCCTATTATGAGGCTAGATTTGACATGATGACCTCTAAGGGCTGGAAAGACCTCTTAGAAGACCTTCAAAAGGTAGCTGAAGTGTCAAGGGATTTAGACAGGTGTACCAGCGTAGAGGATCTGTACTACGCCAAAGGACAACTAGACATCCTAAACTTCATTCTTAAGCTCAAGCAAGCGTCTGAGGATGCTTACGAGGAGCTAGCAGCATGAAGCGGATATTTGAATTTAGGTGTGCTAAAGCACATCTTAGTGAGAAATTGGTAGACGATGAGACACGCAGCATAGACTGTCCTCATTGTCACAATGAAGCTGCTCGTATTATCTCGTCACCCAGAATCAGGCTAGAGGGCATCACAGGTGCGTTTCCTTCAGCTTACGATGCATGGGCTAGAAAACATGAGCAAGCAGCAAGAGCCTATCAAAAGAAAAGCGAGAGCTAATCCGATGGGTATTTTAAATTTCCTAGAATCCGTTGTGGACAGGAGGATAATGTGGCAGAACTAATCGAAACGCAAGAAGAGTTATTTGACGCAGCAGACATTAACAAGGCAGACGAGCCTCAAGTAGAGCAAACTCAAGAGCCTGTAGCGCAGGAAGTATCTGAAGAGGATCTTCCACCCAAGTACAAGGGCAAGAGTCTTGATGAAATTGTCAGGATGCACCAAGAGGCTGAGAAGCTAATTGGTAGACAGGCCCAGGAAGTTGGGGAAGTGCGTAAGCTTGCTGATGAACTCATTAAGCGACAACTCGACACTAAACAAGAGGTTACTGCTACAAAAGAAGACGAGATCGATTTCTTTGAAGATCCGAAGAAGGCAGTAAGTAAGGCAGTAGAAACACATCCTGCTATCTTAGAGGCAAGGCAACAAACCTTGGCTTTAAAACAGCAGCAGACGCTGACTAAGTTACAACAGGACTTTCCTGATTTTCAACAGACAGTAGCTGATCCCTCTTTTGCAGAGTGGATTAAAGCCTCGCCAGTGCGTATGCGGTTGTATGCTGCGGCTGATGCAGACTTTGACTTTGATTCAGCGGCTGAACTGTTGACAAGCTGGAGTTATGTTAGACCTAAAGCAGCCCCTGTACAGCAGGCAACTCCCTCACAGGAGATGAAGGCGGCACAGAAGGCAGCAGTTAAGGCAGCAACTGTGGATGTTGGTTCTAATTCTGTTGGTAATACTTCTTCTAAGGTTTATCGAAGAGCGGATCTAATCCGACTACAATTGGAAGACCCAGACCGATATATGCAACTACAAGATGAGATTATAGCTGCATACTCTGACGGAAGGGTTCGCTGATGAGTTGTTCTCAGTTTGAGTTAGGGTGGTTAGCTGGTATTATTGATGGTGAAGGAAGTATTTCTATTGTAAAAAGAGGTCCTACTTATGTTCCTCAAGTAAAGATGGCTAATACGTCAAAGAAACTTGTAGACAAATATTGCGAGATTCTTGATAAGTTGGATATTAGTTATCATTGTTATGGGAAACAAAAAGAAGGAAATAGAAAATATCAATGGGAAGTTTCTGTTGACGGACGACCTAGAGTTTTTAAATTTGTTTCTTTACTACAAGATCTATTAGTTTCTAAACAACGACAAGCTGAAACAGTGCTTGAGTGGATTGAAAGTAGAGGATTAGATTTACGTGGGCCTTATACAGAACAACAACTTCAACTTATTAATAATATCAAACAACTAAACGGACGAGGACGAGAATTTTCAGAAGCATAATTTAACTTAATCATTTGGGAGATTTAAAATGCCTTTAGGTACTAATAACGTAACCGTAACAACAGCAGCCAAGTTTATTCCTGAGATTTGGAGCGATGAGATTGTCGCTGCATACAAGAAGAACCTGGTTCTCGCTAACGTCATCAACAAGATGAACTTCAAGGGTAAGAAAGGTGACACCGTTCACGTTCCTAAGCCCACCCGTGGTTCTGCTTCTGCTAAGGTTGCTTCTTCTCAGGTCACCCTGATTGCTGCGACTGAAGATGAGGTAGTAATCAATATCGATAAGCACTTCGAGTACAGCCGTTTGATCGAAGATATTGTTTCTGTACAGGCTCTTGCCTCGTTACGCCGTTTCTACACGGATGACGCTGGCTACGCTTTGGGCGTACAGACCGATTCAGACATCTGGACACTGTTCAAGTCTATCGGTAACGGTAACGGCTCGTCCTACCAGAACTCTGGTGTTTATGAGTTTAACTCTACTACTGCTGTCGCTTATGACGGTACGGTTGGTTCTGCATTCAATGACGCTGGTTTCCGTAAGGCTATTCAGATCCTTGACGATGCTGATACGCCAATGGATGGTCGTTCTTTTGTCATCCCGCCTGTTCTGCGTAACACCTTAATGGGCACAAACCGTTACACCGAGCAAGCCTTTACTGGTGAAGTTGGTTCAGCTAACACGATCCGTAATGGTCGGGTTGGTAACCTCTACGGTATCGAAGTCTACATCAGCTCCAACGCTCCTTCGCTGGAGACGGGTGCTGCTCGTTTGGCTGGTCTGTTCCATCGTGATGCATTCACGCTGGTTGAGCAACTTGGTGTTCGCTCACAGACTCAGTACAAGCAAGAGTGGCTTGCTGATCTGTTGACCGCTGATACTCTGTACGGTGTTAAGACTGTCCGTACTGATGCTGCAGTTGGTCTGGTTGTTCCTGCTACCTAAGCTTTATAAGCTAGTGGCTCTCCTCAGCCTCACAAGGGCTGGGGAGTTTTCTTAAGCAGATACTGTCTGTTTAAGCAAACTAACGGAGAATAAACCTTGGCTATTTATCGTGGTCCTGGTGGTCCAGGCGATGCAACAGCAGATGCAGCCAATGCCGCTGC